AAGTTCTTAGCGATCTTACCCATAGGGGTCTCTAATAATTTTGCCTTACCCATGAAGTTTGTTCCTTCTGGGGTCAACGAAACTATCTTATGTGACACACGATCTAGATTTATTGTAGGACCGTCGGGATGACCTAACTCGCCTAACGCTCTTCCGCGTTTAACGAATTCTTCATTGTACTTTTGTACCTCACGATTCATGGCATCGAACTTATACATTCTGCCATTACGATTGGTGATCTCGGTCTGCAAAAAGACACCCTTAATATAGGTGGATTTCTGACCGTCCTTTTCTTCGGTTAGAATCTCAACTGGTTCAATTTGTTCCGTGATCAGTTTCATCGGTTTCCTCTTCTGTTTCTACATCGTTACGGTTGATAACGTCTGCTGTTTCCTCTGGAGATGCTTCGCCTTCTGCAGGAAGACCTGTCTCTCTAGAATTCACATTGCCTTCATCGGGCACATGTGGAAACATACGATTTGCAACGTCTAGTTTGCTCGCATCAACTGCTGCTGCAGCTTTAACTTGCAGCATATCTTTGAGTTTGTCTAAGGCATCTGCCTGTCCACCGTCCCAAAGTAAGTCAACGATTTCTCGTTCTTGTGTAGCCATAATTAATTGTTACCTAACTTTTATTTATTACCGTTCCCATTTTGAGACGCGGAAGTTTTCCGAGGATCCTGTTTACCATTCATTTTTGGAGGAGCTTCCCCGTTCTTCGCTGCTGTCTTTTGCTGTTGTATTTGAACATCCTTCATCTCTTGATCCTTCGGTATGTTTTCTATGTCCGCGTTTATTGTATCTTGATCTAATTGAACTTGACTTGCAGGATCTATTGCTCTTCCATTTTCAATATCATCACCCATCTGTATATCTATTTCTTCAATCTGTGTCTCTGTATGACCTAAAATTTCTGTCCTGATATACTGAGTAGAGAAATACTTTCCAACATAAGGATCCATAGCAGCGACGACGTTGAGTTTCTCGGTCATCATTTCTAAGTTCTTTAGTTCTGTAAAATGATTGTCGTAGAGATAGTCATACTGGATATGCTCTTTCATATCATCCCAGTCTTCTGGGGTGATAACACTCTTGAGTATTAACTGTGTCTTGAGGGTGTCATGGAATATATCACTAAATTTCTTGCGGAGTTTTCCTACAAACTTAGTAAACTTTAATTCGTCTCTGGTAATCTCTGCGGATCTACCGAGGTCAAATGATGTTCCACTTTCTAATCTTCCTGCAGGAACATTTAACGCTTTGTAAAGTTTTGTTTGGAAATATTGCACGTCTGTCAATTCTCCAAGGTTCTGACCACCTGGCAATGTAGTAATTTCAGTTCCTCTGCCACCTTCTCTACGTGGTAACCAGAAGTCTTCCATCATTGACATGTATTTTCTGTCGTCTCTTACCTCTCCAGTGTTAGCATCGTATACTAATTTGTTTCTATAACGACCCATTACCTCACGGAGATATGCTTCCGCTTTTTGTTTTGGTAAGTTTCCTACATCAATATAAAATATTCTTCTTTCTGGTGCTCTTGATATTCTGTAGATGACAAGAGAGTCCTCGATCATACGTAACTGATTGAGAACTTTGATACCTTTATGTAAGTAAGATAATACGATATTTCTATTCGTATCCATCAAACCTGATGTACAATATGTGATTGCATCTTTTGCAATTCTAATTCCGCTATTTGCAGATGTATTGTTTAGACCTTTTGGATTGTATAGGAAATACTCTTCGCCTTTACCGAAGTCATACTTCATAAACTCATCTGCAGTTTTTGGTTTTGTTATCTGCCTTACTTTCTTAATCTTATGTGGATCTACGTAACGTAATTCTTTAATACCTTCAGCAGGATTATCTAAATCAATAACCTTATGATAATACATACGCCCATCAATATACCATCTGCGGAACATCTCATGAGCTTTGCTATCAAATCCGAATAGATTTTTTATATAATCAAACTCTTCTCTAATTATATTTTTTACTGCATCACTAACTTCTAAGTTATCTAAGTTAACTTGCACAGGACTATCGTTCTGATCAGCAACGATTGCCTCATGTATAATATCCTCAATGGCACTGTCCACTTCTGGATGCATTGCCATCGTACGATATTTCTTCACCATGTCATACTCAGTCTTGAAGTTACCGTCTAGGTCTAGATACTGACCGTAGTAACCTCCTGCAATATAACTCGTAGCTCCATCGTCAGAAGACGGTTGGATAGGAGACGGAGCACGACTCTTTTCCTGTTGCTTCTTAAACGAGAAACCGAATAACTCTGCCATAATAATTGTGGTTTCTTATCCTTACTATTTAGTCGGGTTTCTAAACGAGAGAATCGTTAGAACTATTACCCGCGTCTACTGCCTTGGATGTGTGGAATTGATATGCAAATTCTACGTCGAATTCTTCAAACGAATCATTGTTGTCATATGCAACTGATACCTGAGATACAGATACAGGGAATGCGGAGAACAATTCGTATTGACGAATCACTGTAAGATTCTGTCCATCTCCATCAAACTTACTTAGTTGATCAACCTTGATGTTCTTAAGAATACCATCACTACTGCTGTTAATACCAGCTGTTGCAATGTTTGTTCCTACACCGTTTGTAAGTTCAATCCATTTCTCATATGCTGCACGCAATTCAAATGCGTCATCCATATAGAATGTTCCTGTCCATGTCTCATAAGTTCTGTCGCCAGGCACTTTAAGTACACGACCTCTGAATGGTAACTCAACAGTTCCCACATTGGTTGCGGGTAATGCTGCTGCTTTGCACATAAATGCAACTGACTCTTCGTTACTTCCTGTTCCATCTATAGTTGGGTTTGCAACTCCTGATGGAAAACCATGTTCTACTGAGAACAGGTTAGGGCGAACACCGCCCTTAATTGCTGATTGGAAAGTAAGTAAACCTAATCCTTTCTTTGCCATTGTTAATTTGCTCCGTTAGTTATCTGCGTGGGATGACTTCTTCAAATGATACACCTGTTCGTGTAGCAATGAATGTCAGTGTGATAAAGTTGATTGAGCGTGCAGGCTTGATATAGAAATCTGCCTTAAACTCATTCGCGTCGATGATTGCACCAGTGTTGTTGGTGTCATCACACACAACCAAGAAGTCTGTGATTCCTCTTTCAGCTTGGATGCCTCTAAGGAATGGTTCAACAACATTCTTAAAGTTGTTACGTGTGAACTCATCATTAAGTTCAAAAAGTACTCCCTTCGCAGCGTTGCCGATAGTCTTCTCTATCACATTGAAAAGACGTCTGACGTTGATGCGATCAAATGCAGATGGTGAAGCGAGAGCTGTTTTGTCACCGAATAAGACGATGCCCTGACCAGGTAGACTGGTTACTGGGTTGATTCTTCTCTGATAGAGAGCGTCTCTTTCGGACTTAGTTGGTGAGAATGCAAGTTTAACTGCACCTCTGATTGCACCACGATTCAATCCTGCGGGAGAGAACCATGGAGTACCGTTTGCAGTTACGCTTGCACATAATCCTGCAACGTCACCGTTAAGTGGGATGTAACGATACTTGTCTGCAAATCTGTCGTAAATGTATTTCCAACCATTGTCAAACACACCGAATGATGTTGCTTGCATGTTGTCGTAGAAATCAATTACATTTTGTGTTTGTGTTGCTGAGGATGTAACTCCAACAACATCTGTGTAGCATGGAGATAAGAAACCAACACAGTCCTTTCTTCCAGATGCAACAGATAAAACTTTAGCAGCGATTGCTTGTGTGTTTGACTTACTTCCTGTGTCGCCAGGACCCATGAGTAAGTAGTCAATGTCTAAAGTTTCAACGTCTGCGAACTCAGTAAGACCAGTCATGATCTCTCCAGATGTTGCAGATAATGTTTCAGCACCCTTTACAAAAGTATAACTTCTGTGATCTGGGTTAGATGAGAACAAGTCAAATGTAGTTGTGCTGTCAGCACCCGCATTACCTGTTCCTGAATAGTTAGGACCTGAAGTAATTAATGCGTTAGCACTTACGTCATACGCATCAGGTTCATGTGAACCCCAGTAAATGAAACTTGACTTGTCAAGAATAATTTGAGGATAGTAGTTTGTTGCACCAGATTGTGTCTTACCATTGTTTGCTTTAGAAACAAATGTAAACTTCTCAAGTAAAGTATTTGGTGTTCCTGTAATAACTCCTGTTGAGTCAAATACAACAATGTGCATTTCATCGTTAGCACCACCACGCTCTGCAACGTATGGAGAAGTGCCAGGTCTAGGAGCAATTGTGTTCCACTTTACATTGCCATAGGCAGTTTGAGAGTCATACCAATCTGTTTTTGCTGTTACGTTTAAGTCAGTAACACCATTCTCAATCTCGTCAGAAGTTGTCCAAGTGTCAGAAGTAATTAGAGAGACAGAGTTTGTTGATGCATCCCACTGGTAAATGAAACCAGATTTTGCACCACCCGCGTTACCACTTGTAGTTTGAACCTGTGTTCCTACTGTAGGAGTAGCAAGTGCACCATCTAAAGTAAGAGTAACATCTGCACCCTTATCAATGATAGCAACCTTGATTGCATTTGATTCAACGCCAGGATTTCTTGCTGCCCATTTGAATGGGTTTGATGTAGCAGTGTAATATGTTGCTTCATATACATCAACTGTTGGTATAGACAGTGTGTAAGGAGAAGTTACATTATCATCTGACGCGGAGAGTTGTCCAGATGTTGCTACTCGAACTACGTCAAGTACTCCACCATACTGTAAGAAACTTGCTGCTGTCCACCATGTTCCTGCATTACCGTCGGATGGTTCACCGAACTGTTCAATTAGTTGAGCTTCGGATGATATACGAACTGGTGTTAGA